AACAGCGGGTGGGTATGCTGTTGCCTTGGGCATTTAATTAGCTATTGCTAATACGTCGATCCATTGGAGCCAATACAGCTTCTGCAAACTGCATGAACTCTTCACTCTTAGCAGCTTCTTGTGCTAGAGTAGACGCATGGTAAATCTTGGCAAGCCTAACAAAATCTTTCTTAGGTACCATACACTCAGTAAGAATCATCTCGGCAATACCTTTTTGATGATCTTTTTCTGCTTCAGCTCGTGTATAAGAAGCAGACATTTCAGACAATGCTCCTTGGATTTTCTTTCGATGTTCCTCAGTAATTACTGTAGGCAACGTTTCAGTATCAATAACGCTCATAATTTTCTCCGTTTAGGTTGTTCATAGATATATTATACACTGTTTTTCAGTGATTGTCAACAGTTAATCTTCACGTTTTCCTGTACCCCAGTCAATTACAACTGGAAACCGTGGGATACCATCTGGTGTTGGTGTGAAGTACCTCAGAGTGGCCCAGGAAGGCACTTCTTTACTCTCAAACATAGTAGCCATAGTCTCCTGTGTTCCGCGTACTCCAGCACCAAACTGGGTGCCTCCAGGAAGGGCCAGAATGAACCGTTTAATGTGTCCAGACCAGTTACCCTTACCTTCTTCTACAGCCACTACTGGGAACTCATCTGTAAGGAATTCTTTACGTTTAATGAGTGATTTTGAGCGTTTATTTTGCTCGTAAACTGTATTCTTTCGTATCATTTGTCCTTCATATCCGTCTTGCAGATATTCACCATAAATGGCATCAAGTTTTTCACGATGTGAAATAATGTCAGTGTTTACGACCTTAACAAAAGTATTAAATTTCTGGCTGCGAAGCCACTTCCATCGATCGATAAAGAGTACATCTTCGACTTCTTCTGGCACTTCTACTACGTCATATGTGTGGTATTGCACCAATTGCTTTGCTTCTGCAATATCTTCTGCGGTTGGTTTAGTTTTACGAACCAAAGAAGTAATCTTATTGAAGTCATCTTTAAGATCGTGGTTGTATAGTTCACCATCGAGAATAGCATCTGGATACTTTTCAAAGAATCCTTTAAGTGCTTCTTCAATATGCGGAACTGCTACAATTTCTTTTCCAGCACGAGACCACAAACCATCGATACGAGCAATACAACGAATGCCGTCTAGTTTTGGCTGAGAATAATACACTTCTTTTTCGAAGTTGTAATCAACGTCCTCGTGCTTAATAGCAAGCATTGGTTTAATCTTTTCAAATGTATCAATATTTGAAAGCGATTCGAAGTAACCACGTTCTCTTTTCTTGCTAAACTCAGCTTGCATTTCTGCACGAGCTTGTTTTTGTAGAGAAGTTTCGTTAGCTTTACCAACGTTCTTTTGCTCTACAATCTTCCATCCTGATTGAACTTTCTTACCGTCATCAAGACCAGAGACTGTGCACCAATACCAGTTAGTGCCATCGGTGCCAGACATAGCTTCCCATTCGCGAACTTTACCTTTAGAATCGCGTTTGAATAGTTGGCAAGTATGTTCTTGTACTTCGATTTTCATTACAGTTTACCTTCTTCACGGAGTTGTGCCCGAATTTTAGTAGCAGAAATACTATGAATTGCTTCACCAAGATCATGTTGTGTAAATGTATATCCTACACCACGACCATAACTAATGTCAACAATGTTTGGTACCACAAGGATAATATATTCGAAGCCATTATTAAAACCTTCTTTTGCAAGGCCGGCTTCAATGTTCTCGACTACTTGGATTTCATTAAAAGGATTATCATCTTGTTTTACTGTGCGGCCGGCACCAGCATCTTGTCCAACAATACCGCCAACATCTCGAATCATAATAGCTACTTGACCTGTTACAGCAAGAGCCTTTTTAAACAACTCAGTATGTCCATCATGCCAAGGTTGCCACCTGCCCAACATTTGTGTGGTAGGCTTTTTATAATCAAACATAGGTTTATCGTACATCTTCTTTACCTTTCAATCCAATTTTAATATAATTGTACCATACTCGTTCATGAATGTAATATAGTACTGTGTTAACAACAACTTGAGCAACACCGATAGTACCAGCAATGCCAAAACTGCCTGTCATCAAATAAGCAATTAAGAATGTAGCTGATGAACCTGTAATTCGCCAAGTGATAGTTTTGACAATGTGCCGTGTTTTAGTTACTTCACTCATTATCGTTTCGCTTCATAAATGATGAAAGAACTTTTAGCAATTGCACGTGGGTATCATCAAACCATGCAGATACTTCATAATCAACGTCTGCTGGGTCTGGTTTAACAAACATTTTATTCGTATCTTCGAATCGACCTGCATCAATTGTATTCATCCAGATTGTGTAGTCAGCTCCAAACTCATCACGAGCTTGTTTAGTAGGAGCTACAAAATCCGTGACTACGATCTTTCCAGCTTTTACAACACCATCACTTAAGTATTTCATTCGCATTGCTTGACGCATACGACCTTCTGGTGTAAAGTCCCAATCATTATAATGTGTGCGTACTTCATCGGCATTGATATGAATCCCGCCGAGAAGTTCAGCCAATGGTTTTGCCAAAGTAGTTTTTCCACTACCTGGCAATCCAAAGATAAGAATCTTCATGTTTTATTTTCCCTTAAAAAGACGGCTTACGCCGCCTCCGCCATTTCGATGGCCATATCCAACGCTTCAACTTTACGTTTTGCATTGGTACCAAACCAAGCAGAAGTCATACGCGTATCTGCACTACGACCCAACTTGTGATCAGCCATAAAGGTGACTGCATTGTAAGCATTCCACCATGTACCTGGGCGGAAGTTATCGCCTGGCTGATTTTCTACGTATTCCATAGCCTGTTCTGCAGTACGAGACAGTACTTTGTTTTCGCGAGTAGATTCGCCGAACACTTTACCGAAGAAGCGCTCAAGCTGAGCACGGTCGTATCGCTTAGAGCCAAGGAATTCTGCAGCTTCTTTGAACTTCTCAACTTTGTTGTGTGACAAGCCAAGAATTTCTTTAACTTTATTTGCATCAAACTTTGAACGGTGGTTAACTCGCAAAGAAGGTTGACCTTTTTCGTTAAGAGCAACAGCCAATGTGTTATTGCAAACAACTCGTTCCATTACGAACTTAATGTCGATTGCTTTACCGTATTGATGTGGGTTAGAGAACAGCAAGTAACCTTTAACTTCGTCACCGCCAAACAGAGAGAAGCCATCACGAACGTCTGCAAGAGCCCAGACAATCTGTCCATCTTTCAAGGAGCCAGCTGTATCCATGATCATGTCGCCAGCGCTTACGAAGTCTGTAAAGAAGTCAAAAGCTTCTGCGTTTTGCACTGGATTCCAACCAGGTCCAACTTGCGTAAGAATTTTACCATCATTAGAACGCACCAGAGCTTGCTGGCCGGTCTTAATAGTGTCACCCTTATAGCGAATAAAGGTATCAACTTTCTCAACATCCCAATCCAATCCAGCAGCTTTCATCATCTCTGGTGGAGTCATTTCATCGTTAACAGGAGTACCGAGACCGTGCCAAGGTTTACCTTTAGATTCGCGGTAAGCCATTTGAGCAACGCCATTTACAAATTCAAGTTCGTGAGCCATAATATAAGTCCTGTGGTTTAAAAATTAATTATACATCGTTTGAGAACGAATGTCAACTGTTTTAGACGTAAAAGTCTGTGTCAAATTCGAGAGCAGTGTAGACACATTCGCGAACTGCAGTGTCAGTAGCTTCGCCGAAGTCTTCTGGAAAGCGCTTAGCAAGATCGCTAAGTTCTTGCAGAACTTGTGGCCATGTTAGCTTAAGCGTTTTAGCACCGCGAACAATGGCATCTACAGCATCGTTACCGAAGTCTGTATACATAGCGTAATCTGGAGTTTCACATTTAATCATTTCTGATCCTTTGTTTTGTTGTATGATTAATTATACATCATTTAAGAACGAATGTCAACTGTTTTTTAGTCTGCAGAAAATTCGTACATTTCTTTGGCAGCAACAGGGTCCAACCGAGCCAACTCTTTTGCTGCAGCAGTCAACGCTTTGTAGCGAGTTTGCACTTGGCTGCGGCTTAATTCGCCATCACAAGTAAGATTTTCTGGACTGAGATCCGAATCGATGCTTCTTGCAATACTTTTGCGATCTTCAGAATTTTGCAAACTCAATTGCTTTCCTTTGAAGATTTTAGCCCAAGCGTTTTTGCGATCTACGTAAGTTGTCAATGCACTCATTTTATATCCTTTGTTTCGTTGTATGATTAATTATACATCATTTCAGATCAAATGTCAACTGTTTGTTGAACATTTTCTAAATTAATTGCAACTTCTTCGAATCCAACATTTTTGTTTTTGCAGAAGAACCAAGCTTCGCCATCGAAAAGGTAAAGATAGTCTACACCGTAATCATCAAATCCAGCTTTCATGTATTCGATAACGCTAGCGTAATTCACAGCTTCATCAGAATTAGCAGATTTTTGCTTCGATTCTTCGTAATCTGCACCGAGACATGAAATGTATCCACCAGTAGCTATGTTAGCTGCATTCCAAGTGTTATTGTGCGACTTAACTAAAGTAGCACCAACACCATCGAGATAACCATCATAATGGCAATAAGAAGCAGTAACTGAACCATCTTCTGCGTCGTAAATACCAATCAATGAACGAGTACCCATTTTAGTTCCTTTTTTCAATCTATGATTAATTATACATCATTTCAGAACAAATGTCAACTCTTTTTTAAAGAGAATTCAAAGCAGGTTTCATAGTTGCAATCAGTTCACGTTCTCTAGCATGAGCAGACGTTTTGCCACGTACAACTTCTAGCAAGTAAGGAGTAAACTTTTCACATCCATGTGTACGAAGTGCTTCGCACAAGTTCCATTTCCAAGTGTCTGTATTAGCACGGCTAACGTGAGAGTTAAACCGTTTACGTACAGAATTCAATGCAGAACCAGAACAAACAGTAACTCCAATGTAGCTTTCGCCAGTTGCTTCGCAAAACAATTCGTAAATTGCATGGTTGCGATCTGTTCTACGCTTACGTTTGGTAGTATTGTTTGTTCCGTTCATGTATTAATTATACATCAATTCAGAACAAGTGTCAACTGTTTTAGCTAAAGTGTGTCAAAAAAGATACACTTTTTGCAAAAATATGCTCATTTTTTAGTGTAAACGATCGTTTACACCTAATCTGTAAACAATAATTTACAGTTTAATGTATGGTATCACTTGGAGTTGGTAGAGCATCAATCATACCCCAAGCATATTCTCCATAGCCAGATTTAACAATATCAACAACATCTACGTATGGATCGTTATTGTTTTCATCTTGAACGCTAGCAACAAAAGATTCTGGAAACCTCTTTCCAATATACAATTTTCTGTATTCTAGAGCGTCTTTCTCTGTAAAAAAGCCAACGGCTTTAACAATATCGAATATATTATTAGATGAAAAAAGCGCAAGTATTCTTGGACTTTGAATTTCGCCGTCAACGCTAAGTCCATGATTTTTTGTAGTACCAAGAAATATTCCTTCAGTAGGATGTATGATAATATATTTCATATATCATTCTTCGTTATACTTCATTAACTCAAGTTGACCATTTTCGTCTTTACGAGTTTTAATATATCCATCGGCTATCAATCTATCGACAGTAGTTTCAATAATAGTAATTGCCATATCTTTCTGAGATGGTCTAAAAGACATGCCGACAAATGTATAAACAATTGCCGTAATAAGTAACCAAACTTCTGTAATCACGCAGCTATTCCTTTGTATCCTTCCCACCAGCTTGGAGCTTGCCTGCCTTTAGCCCATTTTGCAAAAGACTTAGCAACATGATAATAGTTACGATATGCTTGTACTGAATCGCCTTCTACCATGCATTCTGGATAATGCTTCATCGCTTGTGGAAACGCGGTTAATGTGGTATCAGGTATATTTATTGGAGGTGTTCTGAGGACTTCTGTGAGCTTCTGTGCAGTAAGGTGTTGTTTACCATATCTGAATTCAAACTCAGCACAGAGAGCTACGAAGTGCTTGTAGTGCCACTCGTAATTAGCTTTTGTCTCCATAGTCCAGACAGTACAAGGATGTGCGTGATGCACAGCATTATACAGCACGCTGTCTAGTGTTGGATTCAGATGCACGTATCCATTCACTGTTCGCTTGCTAGATTTAGACGGCTTTCTTTCAAGACGGCCGTCTAGCATGCGATGAGCCGTAGAAAGCATTTGAGCAGCTTCTACAATCATTTTTGGAATGTGCTTGTCGCACATCATTTGAGCTGCTTCTGTCGGACATTTAGAAAGAACAAATAAATTCATTATTTTACCCAGATATGATTATATTTAGTTGGTAGGTTTTCGCAACTGTAAACAGGATTTTCAAATAAGATTGCCATATAGTTTTGTACTCCAACACATTCTCCTGTTGAGTGACTAAACAGCACATCTGGAATTGCGCTAGAATAATCGACTATCAAAAGAAATGCTGCTAGAACAACTACAATTGAAACAATATACATTATAGCACTTTTCATGGTATATCTACTCGTGTTCCTAGTGCAGAAATAAAGTTATCAAAACTTCCTTCTACATTTATGCCATTGATAACAAGATAACAGTTTTGGCTTCCCCATTGGCTTTCGATAGTCTTGATTTCAGATTCTCTGAATGCATAAAGTAAAGGACGCGTTGAGTCTGATACTTTTTGCTTAAATACAAACACTCGTTCGATATTCATTTAAAACTCCGTTTAATTTCAATTGCTGCATGCTTATAATAGTTATGATTTCCATTAACCTTTTGGTCCATATCTAATAGCTTGAGACAGCATTCGTCAATAACCAGCTCGGCGAACTTTTCTTTACTGAAGTGCTCAGTATATTGTGTAGTGTCGAACCCTCTACCCCATATCTCCTCAAAGGTAGTAGCCTGTTCGATCAGTTCTTTAATTCGTTCGTTCATTCTTGGACTCCGAAATGTTTTTCAATCAAGGATATGTCATCAATACATTGATTTGAACGAATTTCATATTCCTCAGCCGAGTCCCAATTGTCTTCGTCCGAATACAATCCAGACAATCTTTCCGATTCATCAAATAAAGCCGCGGTACATTCTGCCACAATCAACTCGGCGAACTTTTCCATATCTAATTCGCTACCAATCCAATAACCATATTGATCTTTAATATCAATAGTAGCCTGTTCGGCAAGTTCTTTAATTCGTTCGTTCATTTCACCACTCCACGATTGTGTACATGTCCACAAATTGTCGTTCTTCGTAAAAGAAACGAACAGTGTAACCTTCACCTTCAAGAATCATGCGGGCTTGTTTGTAGTCTTTGCTACCAGCATAACCTTGATGCGCCCACCAGTCGTGCAGTACGACTCGGCGTTGCTTTTTTTCTGCGGCTTCACGAATTAGTGGATACACTGCCACCACACGTTCTTCAACTGTGGGTCCTGCAAGTTCACGGGCTTCATGTGCTGTGATTTTGGTCATTCTTTAACTCCGAAATGTTCAAATAATATCTTGTAAACGACTGAACTACCATGAGAATAATTGTCGTTTACAACATTAGCACATTCTCTAACAATCAACTCGGCGAATTCTTTATCATAATCTGATCGGCGACCAAAAGAAGAATTCGGATTCCTTGCCAAATGATTTTTATAAGCAATGTCCGAAAGTTCTTGAATTTGTTCGTTCATATTATTTTCCCAAATAATGTACAATTATTGTTGGTCCAACAAGACAAATTAATGCGAGCAACTCAATCATCTACAGTGCCTCCAAAATAAGCAATCAGCAATTTCAGTG